TGTGGGGTAGTGACAATATTTGCATAGAAAGAAATAAAAAAATTTGGCGCGAAAAAATGCGGTGAAGCCCCTGTTTATGGGGTTTTGTTGTTTTTAAGGGGTAATAGTTATGCAAATAATGAAAATGGTGGGGATTGGTGAAAAATGGGCGGGATTTGTGTTTTTATTTGCATAGGAATAGGCGGTTTTTAAATGGTTTTTAAACACTTTTAAAAACCGCTTTTAATTTGAGGTATCAAGTAATACTTGAGAACTGAATTTACATTTAAAAATTGCGGTAGCCTAACACAACTTGACCAATCACAAGCAGGCTGTCTGCCTCTTCTGCTGTGAGTTTTATTGGGCGGTATGCGCTATTATCGCTGAGTAGCTCTACCCCGCTAAATGTGCGCTGAATGCGTTTTATCAGCATTGATCCTTGATTGTTTAAAACAAAGATTTTGCCATCAATTAAAGTTTTACTGGCATGATTAACGATAATGTCTTCGCCGTCTTTTAATGTGTCGTCCATGCTATCGCCGCACACTTTATATTTGCCGCAATCTTCGGCCTTTAACCCTCTTGCGCGCAACCATTCGCTTTCTATCTTAGTTTTCTTGATTTCGGGGTAATCTCCGTTTATACCGCCATAACCCGCCGTTACGATAACATCGCGGCAATCATCAATGAATTCAAAGCCATTATCAATGGCGCTATGTGAATATTGAGCCATTGGCTCTGCTATTTTGTATAGTTTTTCATCTGGCGTTGTCCGTTCAATTTCACCCCTGCCAGCCGCTAGCCACTCTATTTTAACATTAGCTTTATCTGCAACCTTAACCAAATTAGTTCTGGACGGTTCAGCCTCTCCTTTTCGCCACCTTGTAATGGTTGATAGTGTTACGCCTGTTTGACGAGCGAACTCACTAGGGCCATTTAAGCGATTAATCACAAACTCAATTCTTTCGGGAAAGTTATCTTTTTCTGTCATTTTTTACATATCCTCTGTAGAAGTTATGCCGTAATAGTTAATTTGTTTAATCTATTACGGTGCATAAAATTTTTATTTAACCGTAATAGTTAATTTAAGTTATTGTTTTTAAATAAATTAACCACAAAAGAACAATAATTTTCAAAAAATTTAACTATTACGGTGAATTAATAGTTGACACGTTGCAACTATTACGTTTAATATACACCACAAGAGATACAACAAAAAAGAGGTATTAAATGAGTGTATTAGAAAGCACAAAAAAAACCGCAGTAAATTGGCATAAAGCCGACATCCTTGCGGAACTTAAAAAGAAAGGCTGGACATTACGTTCTTTAGCGGCTGAAGGCAATGTGAGTTACAGCACATTAAAAACGGTTTTTGATAAGTCTTACCCGAAAATGGAACGACTTGTTGCCAATGCCATTGGAATCGCTCCTGAGATTATCTGGGCTGAACGATTCGCAGAGCGTAATAGAAAGCCAGTCCTAACTAATAAGTTTTAACATCATAAATGAAATTGAACTTAAAAGATACAAAAAGGAACATTTATGGTTGGTCTAGAGTTAAAAACACATTATTCAGTTTATGAATATGCCGAATTCGGAGTATCGGGTTTGCCAAAAGCACCTAAAAATATCCAGGCATTTTTTGAACGAAATAAATGCAAGGCTAGAAAGCGTCAAGGGCGAGGCGGTGGCGTTGAATATGAATTAGCTAGTTTGCCAATGGATCTTCAAACCGAAATTAGAAACAAATTCACGGAGGCGGTTGTTGCAACAAAACTAAAACAACTCCCAACGGTTAAAAATCTGAACCTTGCCGACCTCACCACTAAACAGCGCGAAATTGCTGATGCACGCATGGCTTTAGTGGCTTATGTGAGCGAATTGGAACAGGTGCAAAGCCGAATCAAAGCCATTACCCGCCTATGCAATGCGGCAAAGTGCGGTGAAATTTCTGAAGATTTGATGGCGTTAGTATCCAAAGCTAACAGCAAAAACGGCAATAACTGCGGCCGTGTGTTATCACCAAGAACACTGAATCAGTGGGTGATTGATTATCACAAATGCAAAACAGCGGAAGAACGTTTGCGTGCTTTGGCACCGAGTCAACGCCAGGCGCAAAAGTTGGAAGAATTGGCGTGGTTGCCTGATTTTTTGGTGGCTTATCGCAACACTAACGGCGTAAACGTAACCGAGGCTTACGCAATTTTTAAAGCGCACTGGCAGGCGCACTATGCTGACCAGCCATTAATGATGGCACGTTTGCCAAGTCTTGACAGAGTGCGTCGCGGATTATCCAAACTGCCACGCCACATTCGCGAAATCGGTCGTAAAACAGGTGCAAGCCTGCGCGCCTTAAATACTTACGTTAAGCGTGATTGGTCGGTGTTAAAAGCGAATGATGTGTGGGTTGGTGATGGTCACTCTATGAAAATGAAAGTGCAACACCCTGATCATGGTCGCCCGTTTATCCCCGAATTGACGTTAGTCATGGACGCACCTAGCCGTTTTATTGTTGGTTGGTCGGTCAGTTTGGCGGAAAACGCGTTAGCTGTTGCGGACGCTATCAGAAACGGAATTGAGAACCATGGCATACCGGCTATCTATTATTCGGATAACGGGGGCGGTGAAAAGAACTGGACGTTAGATGCCGACATTACGGGGATTTTGCCCCGCTTGGGCATCAATCACCAAACAGGGATTCCGGGCAACCCACAAGGGCGCGGGATTATTGAGCGGGTGAACCAAACATTAGCGATTCGCATTGCCCGCCAGTTTGAAACCTATCACGGACGTGGCGCAGACCGCGACACCGTGCGACAAACCTCCACGGCAGTGATTTCGCTTGATAAAGCGATTCGCCAAGGGCGCACCGAACTGACCAACAAACAACGTTGGGCGGTGGGTAAATTGCCAACATGGAAACAGTTTATTGATGCGGTGGAAGAAGGGATCCGTTGGTACAACAACGAACATATCCACCGTGAAATCGGTTGCACACCGGCACAAAAACGCCGTGAGTTATTAGCCGACACTGAGTTGTTATTGATTACCCCAATTGAAGCACGTGATTTATTCCGGCCAAGCGTACTACGCAAAGCACAACGCGGTTGGGTATCGGTGTTTAACAATGAGTATTTTAGTCAAAAACTGCTTGATGTGGATGGAAAAAGCGTACAGGTGGCAATTGATATACATAACCCAAGTGCGGTCATTATTCGCGACGAATCAGGCGCGTTTATTTGTGAAGCGATTTTAGATGGCAACAAGCGTGACGCATTCCCATTGAGTTATGTGGAAAAAGCACGCAAAGACAGACACCAACGCCGTGCGAAATTAAAACAAGAACAACTGGACGAAATTAATGCGGAATTGAATCCGGTCATCAGTATCGCCCAAAACCAAGGCGCAGAGCTATTACACGGCTTACGCGCAAAACAAGTTAACCGCTTTGACGAGGACGAAGAAATTGCGTTGTTGCCAAGCGAAATGAGACGCCAACAACGCAAGATGGCAGGAGGTTAGATTATGACAAGACGAATTATTAAAAAAGTCCACTGCGGGCGAGTTGAATACAACAAGAAACCGCATTTTTCTTACCGCCTCATTGAATGGGAAGGGAAAGCAGTTGAAGTGAGACAAGCCCAAGAATTTTTAGCTGTTTATACATTAAAAGGCAATCTTATCTGCCACGCATCAAGATTAATTACAAATACAGGAGCATTAGCATGAAAGAACAACTTGCAAGATTTATGCAACAGAAAGGGCTAACCCAAACACAAGTGGCAAAAGCCCTAGGCAAATCGAATGCCGTTATTAGCCAGTATTTAAAAGGCATTTATAAAGGCGTAACCAAAGATATTGACGAAGCGGTGGAACGCTTAATCAAGCGCGAAAAAGACAAAGTGGTTGAGCGCAATTTTAACAGCGAATTTGTGCCGACTTACGCTGCAGAACGTTGCCTTGATGTGGTGCATATTGCCCATGTCGAAGGCGAAATTAGCGTGGTTTATGGTGCGGCAGGTTTAGGCAAAACCAAGGCATTAAAACAGTATGTCAGCCAAAACCCTGAAACAATTTTTATCGAAGTGGAACCGAGTTGTAGCCCGAAAGTATTGCTGAAAAACCTCTGCCACCAGTTGGGGTTAAACGAAGTCGGCGCAAACCATGAATTGTTTACCCGTATTACGGAAAAACTGGGCGAAGGCCGCTTAATCATCGTCGATGAAGCGGAATTGTTAAGTACAAAAAGCCTGGAATATATCCGCCGAATCCATGACTTGACAGGCTGCGGTGTTGTGCTTGCTGGTATGCCCCGTCTGTTAGTCAACTTAAAAGGGAAATATGGTGAATTGGCGCAACTTTATAGCCGCGTGGGCTTAGCTTGCGATTTGGGCAACCAATTAAGCGAAGACGACATCCACAAATTAGCCGAAAACGGCTTAGGTACGGATGAATTTAACCAAATCCTATTTAAAGCCAGCCACGGCAACGCCCGTCGCTTAACCAAACTTATGCGCGGTGTGATCCGTGTGGCCGAAATGCACGGCAAACAGATTGACGAGAAGTTAATCAATTCTTACGCAGGCATGTTAATCAACTAATTAAACCAAAGGAGCAACCAAATGAGCGAACAAATGAACCGCGTAGCGTATGCGTTAAGACGTGAAGGCGTACAAATCGTTGAGAGTAAAGACGGCCGTTTTCCAAAAATGGTGATTTTAAACCCGAGCCGTCGTTTACAAGAAAAAGGCGTGCAAATGACTACCGTCAAAAATGGCGTACATATTGTGCGAAACGTGGCAAATGAACAAGGCGTTATGGTCTATTGGGCTTAAGGGGGAGAGGTGCCTAAATATCGTCAAATCTACGCCGTATATCGCGGAGAAGAGAATCTAGGCGATGGCACGGCGGAAGAACTAGCAAAGAAATTTAATATTAGAAAAAAAACACTGTATGCGATGGGGTCAGAAGCGATCCTCAAGCGTAACAAAGGCAACAGATTAATCGTAATTAAATTAGATAAAGAAGAGGTTTAACTATGGCAAAAGTAACAATCGAAGGCAAAACATACTGGCGTGACGCAACAGGCACGCTTACTCCGGAAGAACTGGTGCGTGATATTGACAAAGAGCGCGATGAGCTGGTAACCGATTGGGTGGAAAAAGGCAAAGCGTTAAATCGCCAAATGGGCGAGTTCAAAGATGGCGTTTTTGGCGACATTGGGGCGTTTATTGAGCTTTCCGCCGAGAAATACGGCGCGAAAGTGGGTGGCAACAAAGGCAATGTGACGCTGTTTAGCTATGACGGAAAATACAAAATCCAACGTGCTATCAATGAGAGTTTGCAGTTTGACGAGCGTATCCAGGCGGCGAAAGTGCTGATTGACGAATGCTTAAACGAATGGAGCGAAGGCTCACGCCCTGAACTGAAAGCCTTGATTGAGCGGGCATTTAACGTGGACAAAGAGGGTAACCTCAACACCTCCCGTATTTTAGGCTTGCGCCGCGTAGAAATCCAAGACCCTCGCTGGTTGCGCGCTATGCAAGCCATTAGCGAAAGCGTGCAAGTGGTAAGCAGTAAAGCGTATGTGCGGATGTATGAGCGTGTTGGCGACAGCGATAAGTATGTGCCGATTGCGTTAGATGTAGCGGGGGCGTAGATGTATTTCACAAGTATTTTTCAATGCATTCTATGTGCAATTATTCTTACCGCAATTTTAGTTTTAGGAAGTCTATAAAACTTATTTAAATGCCCTTTAAATCTCCCCTAACCCCTCTTTA